AGCTCGCCCCAGCCTATGTCGACTTGGCCATCGCCCGCTGGCGCATGCTGTACCCTGATCTGCCCGTGACGCTGGCGGAGGACGACCGGGACTACGACGCCGTCGCGGCGGCGCGCGCGGAGGCGCTGGCCGATGCGGCCTGAGCTTCAGGTCACCACCGTGGCGGTGGCGACGCTCGTTCCCTACGCCGAGAACGCCCGCACCCACTCCGAGGCGCAGGTGGCGCAGATCGCCGCCTCGATCGCCGAATTCGGCTTCGTCAATCCGGTGCTGGTCGACGCCGCCGGCGTGCTGGTGGCCGGCCACGGCCGGGTCATGGCGGCCAAGCGCCTCGGCATGGCGGCGGTGCCGGCGATCCGCCTTGCCCACCTGACCGAGGCGCAGGCCCGGGCGCTCCGTCTCGCCGACAACCAGATCGCGCTGAACTCCGGCTGGGACGAGGCGCTGCTCGCGGCCGAGATCGCCCGCATCCGCGACGAGGCAGTGGTCGACCTCGACGTGCTGGGGTTCTCGGGGATGGAGCTCGACCGTCTGCTGGCCGCGGCCGACCCCGGCCTCGGCGAGGACGGCGCCGACGACGCCCCGCCGCCGCCCGCCGTCCCGGCCACCCGCGCGGGCGACCTCTGGCGCTGCGGCGAACACCGGCTGCTCTGCGGCGACGCCACGAAGCTGGCCGATGTGCAGCGGGCCCTCGGTGCGGATCGGCTGGCCGACATGGCCTTCACCGACCCGCCCTACAACGTCGCCTACCGCGGCGGCACCGCGGCCAGGATGACCATCGCCAACGACGCACTCGGCGAGGGCTTCCTCGACTTCCTCCGCCCGGCGCTGGCCAACCTGCTCTCGGTGACGAAGGGCGCCTGCTACGTCTGCATGTCCTCCTCCGAGTGGCCGACGCTACACCGCGCCTGGCAGGAGGCCGGCGGCAAGTGGTCGAGCACCATCATCTGGGCCAAGAGCACCTTCGCCCTTGGCCGGGCCGACTACCACCAGCAGTTCGAGGCCATGCTCTACGGCTGGAAGGCGGGCGCGCAGCACTATTGGTGCGGCGCCCGCGACCAGGGGAACGTCTGGCACTTCGACAAGCCGGCCCGGAACGACCTGCACCCGACGATGAAGCCGGTGGCGCTGGTCGAGCGGGCGATCCGCAACAGCAGCAAGCAGCGCGACACCGTGCTCGACCCGTTCGGCGGCTCCGGGACGACCATGATCGCGGCGGAGCGGACCGGGCGGCGGGCGGTGCTGCTCGAACTCGACCCGGCCTATGCCGATGTCATCGTCCGGCGCTGGCAGGAGGCGACCGGCGAGGCCGCCGTGCTGGAGGGCGAGGACCGCACCTTCGACGACATCGCCGCGGCCCGCGGCGTTGCGGATCATGATGTGATCCGAGCCGCCAAATCATAGCAATTCCATGGCGCTGCATGTTGCTTGGCTCGGGCCGGGCACAGCGCGAATGGTCCGTCACGCCATGGGCAGGACGGAGACCGGGATGACGGGCCGCACGATCCTCCCCACCGAGAACACCGCGTGGGGCTTCTGGGGCACGATGGGCGAGCACGCCGCGGAGGCCTGGCCGCTCGCCTTTGCCGCGATCCTCGACGCGACGGGGACGGATCCGGACTCGGTACGGGCCTTCCTCGACAGCCGCTACGGGCGCCACTTCGCGGACGAGGTCACCAGCCACCTGCACGCGGGCCGGGGCCTCGCGGAAGCCATCGCCGCAGCCACCGCGACCTGGATGGGCTGGCGGATCGGGCGCCGCACCTCCCGCGAGACGGGGATCCTCGCGGGACTGCCCTACCTGACGGGCTTCGTGATCAGCGAGGGCATCGCCGCCGACGCCGCACGCGACTGACGCGCGCCACACGCCGCGACGCGGCGCCGCCAGCGCCCCGACCGGTCCTGCCGGCGGGGCTCGGGGTGGTAGCACCCGGCTGGTCGGGTGCCGGGCCGGAGACCCCGAGGATGAAGCTCACCGACACGCAGCGCGCGATCCTGGCCGCCGCCGCGCAGCACCCCGAGCACCTGGCACTGCCGCCCGAGCGCCTGCCGGCCGCAGCGCGGCAGGCGGTGGCGAAGGCGTTGTTGAAGAACGACCTGGTGATCGCGGTGCACCGGCCCGCCTACGATGCGCAGGCCCTCTGGATGGTGGACGGCGACAGCGTCTTGCTGAAGATCACGGACGAGGGGCTGCGCGCCATCGGCATCGACCCGCAGGGCGCCGCACCGGCCCCGGACGCGGCGCCCACGGGCGCGCCGGAGGCGCCACCGCAGGCCAACCCCGCCGGCGCCACCGAACCCACCCAGGCCGCGCCTGCGGCGCCGGACGACGCCACCCGCGCGGAGGACCTTGCCCTGCTCGACCAGGCCCTCGCGGCGCCAGGCCCCGCGCCGCGGGGCAGCCTGCGCGATGCCGCCGCGGCGGTGCTCGCCGCCTGGGAGGACGCGACCAATCGGGACACCGACATGATCGGCGCCCTCGAGGGCCCGATGGCGCGGCTCCGCGCCGCCCTGGCCGGCAAGCCGGCCCGTGCCCCGCGCGATCCCGCCGCGCCGCGCAGGCCCCGCGAGGGCACCAAGCAGGAGCAGGTCCTCGCCATGCTCCGCCGGCCCGAGGGCGCGACGGTGGCGCAGATCGCGGAGACGACCGGCTGGGCGCCGCACACGGTGCGGGGTTTCTTCGCGGGCCTGAAGAAGCGCCAGGGCATCGCGGTCGAGGTGCTGGAGCGGGTGCGCCAGGTCGGCCCCAACAGGAAGGCGCGCGGGGATCCTACACGGTCTACAAGGTGGCGGGCTGACGGTCCGCCGCGCAGATCCCGGGCCCATCGCCGGCATGGTGATGGGCCGATCTTCTCACCTCTGACGAGGTCCGCATCATCGTCGCGCACGGCGGGAGGTCGCCGCCATGCCCGAGTTGACCCCATCGAACCGCGAGGCCGCCAGGCGCATCGGCATCACCGAGACGGCACTGCGCAAGGCCGAGGGCAATGGCCGGATCGCCCGCGAGCCGGACGGAAGCTGGGACATCGACAAGACCCGCCGCCGGCTGGTGGAGACCGCGGACCCGCACCGCTCGCCCCTGGCTGTGGGCGCCGGCACCGAGGGCACGCCCTATGCCCGGCTGAAGGTCGCGCAACTCGCGCTGAAGGTGGAGGCGCAGCGGCTTGCGCTCGACGAGAACAAGCGCCGGCTGCTCGATGTCGCCGAGGTCAACGCCACGATCGACGAGATCGCCGGCGCGATGCGCGATGCACTGCTGAACTGGCCTGCCCGCGTCTCGGGGCTGATCGCCGCCGAGCTCGGCGTCGATCCGCACCTGCTGCAGACCGTCCTGCAGCAGCACATCACCGACCTGCTCTCGGAGGCGGCCGATCGCTTCGATCCCCCAGGCCTCGACGGCAGCGCCGCTGGCAGAGATCGGACCGCGAACGCGTGAGCATGTGCGTCGGCGCGCCGGGGCGATGCTCCGCCCGCCGCCGCAGCTCACCGTCTCGCAGTGGGCGGAGCGCCACCGGATCCTCGGCAGCCGCGCCTCCTCGGAGCCGGGGCCCTGGCGGACCAGCCGGACGCCGTACCTGCGGGAAGTGATGGACGCCCTCTCGGCGGTGCATCCCGCCCGACGCGTCGTGTTCATGAAGGGCGCCCAGGTCGGTGCCACCGAGAGCGGCAACTGCTGGCTCGGCTACATCCTGCACCACGTGCCGGCGCCGGTGCTGGCGGTGCAGCCGACTGTCGAGCTGGCCAAGCGCTTTTCGCGCCAGCGCATCGATCCCCTGCTGGAGGAGACTCCGGCCCTCAAGGAGCGGGTCGCCCCGGCCCGCGCGCGCGACAGCGGCAACACGCTGCTGTCGAAGGAATTCCCCGGCGGCATCCTGGTGATGACCGGGGCGAACAGCGCGGTCGGGTTGCGCTCGATGACGGCGCGGTTCCTGTTCCTCGACGAGATCGACGCCTATCCTGGTGACGTCGAGGGCGAGGGCGATCCGATCGCGCTGGCCGAGGCCCGCGCCCGCACCTTCGGCTGGCGGCGCAAGACCTTCCTGGTCTCGACGCCGGCCATCGCCGGGCTTTCGCGGATCGAGCGCGAGTGCCTGGCCTCCGACCAGCGCCGGTTCTTTGTCCCCTGCCCGCACTGCGGGACCATGCAGGTCCTGACCTTCGAGCGGCTGCGATGGGAGAAGGGCACCCCGCGCTCGGTGGCGTATCGCTGCGAGTCCTGCGACGGCGCGATCGAGGAGCACCACAAGACGGCAATGCTCGCCAATGGGGAGTGGCGCCCGACCGCGGTCGCGGAGGATCCGCACACGGTCGGCTTCCACATCTCCGCGCTCTACTCGCCGGTGGGGTGGCTGTCCTGGGAGCAGATCGCCCGCGACTGGGAGGCGGCGCAGGGCAAGCCCGAGGATCTGAAGACGTTCAGGAACACGGTGCTGGGCGAGACCTGGCAGGAGAGCGGCGACGCACCGGACTGGCAGCGGCTGTATGAGCGCCGCGAGGATTGGCCGATCGGCATCGTGCCGGCGGGCGGGCTGTTCCTCACGGCGGGTGCGGACGTCCAGCGCGACCGGATCGAGGTCTCGATCTGGGCCTGGGGCCGTGGGTTGGAGAGCTGGTTCGTCGACCACGTCATCATCGACGGCGGGCCCGAGCACACGGGCACGTGGGCGAGCTTAACCGCACTTCTGAGCCGCACCTGGCCGCACGCAAGCGGGGCGCGGCTCGGGTTGGCGAAGCTCGCGATCGACACGGGCCACGAGGCGTCGGCGGTGTATGCCTGGGCGCGCCGGTCCGGGCATGCCCAGGTGGTGCCGGTGAAGGGCGTGGACGGGTTCAACCGGTCTGCGCCGATCGTCGGGCCGAGCTACGTCGATGTGACGGAGGGCGGGCGCAAGCTGCGCCGTGGTGCGCGGCTCTGGACCGTCGCCGTCGCCACCTTCAAGAGCGAGACCTACCGCTTCCTGCGGCTCAGCCGGCCCACCGACGAGGAGCTGGCTGCCGGCACGGTGTATCCGGCCGGCTACGTCCACCTGCCGCGCGGCATGGAAGCCGAGTGGGTGAAGCAGATTGTGGCCGAGCAGCTGGTGAGTGTGCGCACAAAGCGCAGCTCCGCCCGGCTGGAGTGGCAGAAGCTGAGGGAGCGCAACGAGGTCCTCGACTGCCGCGTCTATGCGCGTGCCGCGGCGTGGATCGCCGGGGCGGATCGCTGGACCGAGGCGACGTGGCGCGATCTCGAAGCGCAGGTCACGCCCAGCGACGGCGATGCGGCGCCGGTCGAACCTGCGACCGAGCAGACGAATGCCGCCGATCTTGTGCCGCCATCCGCCGGCGTCCTCCGTCGTCGTGTGCCACGCGGCCGGCGCGTGTTCACCCCGTCCTACCTGCGCTGAGGTCGTCAATGACACTGGAACGGATGACGGCGCGGCGCGATGCGCTGCTCGAGGCGCGCTGGCGGGGCGTGCGCACGGTCGACATCGATGGTCGCCGCATCACCTACGCCACCGACGCCGAGATGGCCGCGGCGATCGCCGACCTCGAGCGCCGCATCGCCGACGCCTCCGCCGGCGCGCGGCGCCGCATCGTCCGCACTGCCGCGAGCAAGGGCCTGTAGGCCCAGATGCTGGCGACGCTCTCCCGCTGGCGCCGGCGCGTCGGCGCGTTGCTCGGCGGCTTCGAGGCCGGCGAAGCGAGCCGCCGGCTGCGCCACTTCCAGCCCAGTCGCGCACATCTCAACACCCTGATCGCCGCTGCCGGCGCAGACATCACCGCGCGCGCCCGCTGGCTCGTGCGCAACAACGGCTACGCCAACAACGCCATCGAGTCCTGGGCCGGCAACGTCGTCGGCAGCGGCATCAAGCCGTCGTCCCTGATCACGGACAGCGCGCTGAAGGCGGCGGTGCAGCGGCTCTGGCTGGACTGGACCGACGAGAGCGACGCCGAGGGCTTCACCGACTTCTACGGCCAACAGCGCCGCGCCGCGCGCGAGGTGTTCATCGCCGGCGAGGTGTTCCTGCGCTTCCGCCCGCGCCGGCCCGAGGACGGGCTCGTCGTGGCGCTGCAGATCCAGATGCTGCCCGCCGAGATGCTGCCGCTGCACCGCAACGAGCGGGGGGCGAACGGCACTATCATCCGCCAGGGCATCGAGTTCGACCGCATCGGCCGGCGCGTCGCGTATCACTTCCTCCGCCGCCACCCCGGCGACGTGACGGACCCCGGTCTCGCCGGGGAGACCGTGCGCGTGCCGGCCTCGGAGGTGATCCACGTGATCGATCCGGTCGATGCCGGGCAGCTGCGCGGCATCTCCCGCTTCGCCCCGGGGATCGTGAAGCTCTTCCTGCTCGACCAGTACGACGACGCCGAGCTCGACCGGAAGAAGGTCGCGGCGATGCATGCGCTGTTCATCACCACCCCCGCACCGGCCGAGCCGTTCGACGTCGCCGAGAGCGAGGGCGCCGACGGCGAGCGGACGATGGACCTCCAGCCGGGCCAGGTGGTGATGCTGGAGCCCGGGGAGGAGATCCAGACCTCGGCACCGGCCGACGTGGGCCAGACCTATGAGCCGTTCCAGTACCGCACGCTGCTTCAGGTCTCGGCGGCCTTGGGGATCCCCTACGCCTATCTCTCCAACGACATGCTCAAGGCCAACTACTCGAACTCGCGGCTGGCGCTGTTGGAGTTTCGCCGGCGCATCGAGGCGTACCAGCACGCGGTGATGGTGTGGCAGATCTGCCGCCGCGTCTGGGCGCGCTGGATGGACGTGGCCGTGCTGAGTGGCGCGCTGCCGATCCCCGACTACGAGCGCCACCGGCGGGCCTATCTCGGCTGTGCCTGGCTGCCGCCGCGCTGGGACTGGGTGGACCCGCTGAAGGACGCGCGGGCGGAGATCGAGCAGATCGAGGCTGGGCTGAAGAGCCGCACCCAGGCGCTCGCCGAGCGCGGCTACGACGCCGAGCAGGTGGACGCTGAGATCGCCGCCGACCGCGCCCGGGAGCGGAAGCTCGGGCTGGTGTTCGGTAGTCCGCCGAACGGAGCTGCGACGAGCTCGGGTTCGGCACCGACAGAAGACGAAACGACCACCGCGCCGGCCTGAGGATCCATCATGACCGTTGAGGTTGCACTGCTCCGGCTGGCGAGCCGGCCGCTGGCGATCGCGCCGCGCGCACTCGAGACGCTGCTCGCGGCGAGCCGTGTGGCGCTCGCTCCGCGCAGCGACGCCATCAGGCGCGGTCGCGGCTATGCCGTCACCGATGCCGGCATCGCTGTGGTCCCGGTGCTCCGTCCGCTGGTCGCACGCGGCGACTGGCTCACGGAACTGTTCGGCGCCTCCATCTACGGCGAGGTCGGCGAGGCGGTCGAGGCCGCGCTGGCCGATCCGTCGGTGCGTGGCGTGGTGATGGAGATCGACTCCCCGGGCGGCGAAGTCGCCGGCATGTTCGACCTGGCCGACCGGCTCGGGGCGGTTCGTCAGAGCCCCGGCAAGCCGCTCCGGGCGGTGGCGAGCGAGAGCGCGACCTCGGCGGCCTACGCGATCGCCAGCACGGCGGAGCGCATCTACGTCACCCAGACCGGCGAGGTCGGCTCGATCGGCATCATCGCGGCGCACGTCGATCAGAGCGGTGCCGACGCCAAGGCCGGGCTCGCCTGGACCATCATCCACGCCGGCGCACGCAAGCTCGACGGCAACCCGCACGAACCGCTCTCGGATCCCGCACGCGCGGCGATCCAGGCCGACGTCGATGCCTTGTACGGCGCACTCGTCGACCTGGTCGCGCGCAATCGCAACCTCTCGCGCGAGGCCGTGCGCGGCACCGAGGCGGCGATCTATCGCGGCCGTGCGGGGATTGCGCTCGGTCTCGCCGATCGGATCGGCACCGTCGAGACCGCACTCGCCGACATGACCGCGACACTCGCGGCTCCGGCGAGCCGTCGCAGTGCCACCACCCATGCCCCTTCGAGGAGAGTGACGATGACCCATTCGGTCGAACCCGACGACGCGCCCGCTGCCGGGGCGCAGGACGATCCGCCGCAGGAGACGCAGGAGGCAGTTCGTCCCGCTCCGATAGCACCTGATGATGCCGCCGCGCGTGCCGCAGCCGCGGAGATCGCCGAGGTGGCGGCGCAGGCCGCACGGCTCGGCGTCACCGTCGATGCGGCGGATGCCATCCGGCGCGGCGTCGCCGCCCACGCGCTGCGCCGCTCCGTCCTCGACACCTTGGCCAGGCGCGCCGAGGCGAGCGCGGTGATCGCCGCCGCGCCGAAGCCCGGCAGCGCAGACGAAAGCCCGATCGTTCGCCGCGCCCGCGAACGCGCTGCAGCGCGCAGCTGATCAGGAGACCCAACCCATGCCCGTTCTGGCGATGGCGCCCACCCTCGGCGACCTGCTGAAGTACGAGCTCAACGGCAACTACACCCGCGAGGTGGTGACGCTGAAGGGCGGCACCACCTATCCCCTCGGTGCCGTGCTCGGCAGGATCACCACCTCCGGCATCTACCGCTTCTCGCCCGCCGCCACGGTGACCGGTGACGAGGGCGCCGAGACCGCACTCGCGGTGCTGATCGAGGCGGTCGATGCCAGCGCCGGCGATCGCGATGGCCTGGTGGTCGCGCGCGGGCCGGCGATCGTCTCGAA